ACAGCGTGGTTATAGTTATATGCGCCAAGCGCAGCCGGCGTATTCCGGCGGCTCCGGCAGCGTCCGGACGATCCCGGTTAGCGATGGAATAGGTGGTGATAACTATCAAGGTCAATGGGTCGGCTCGCAAGCCGGCGACCTCGTAGATAAACCCTTCCCAAAGAATATGAGAGGTAAGTTAGCAATCATAACAAAGATACACGAAGGGTATAATGAGGCTCCCGACGGCGCAATAGAAGTTTGTATGATTACTCACGACCCGTATGGGAACGGTGATAAGATCATCCCACTACCCAACGCCCGAGTCGCCACCGATAACGGCGGAACATATGGCTTCATTGAAGGACTAGATCTAGAAGTCATTAGTAGAGTATGAATAATGATTGACGGACATTGGTTAGATGAAGATGATATTAAGACAGGAGATTTGGTAAGAATAGATTGGACGAAGAAAGAGTTTATGAACTGTTGCAGTAGAGGAAACATAAGTCCAAATAAAGGAGGCTGCCCCAACATCTATGATAAACTTCTTAATAATATGTTTCCTTACTGTAAGAATAAGATAGCGTTAGTAGTGAAGATGAAGGTTGCCAATCAATACCACATCAACGCTTATCATAGTTGTGGTTGTGTCAACGATTATGTTTTAGCAGTTCAGCCAATCGGTAAGAAAGAAATCTATTGGGTTGATAAGGTTGCTGCTAATAACGGAATGAGTAGAGTATGAAAGACAATTGGTTAATAAGATGAGGGAGTTAGATGATAAGGGAATTGAACTTGAATGGGAGAGTGATATATAAGTTGATAGTAAATCATTGTTTCTACACATCGTAGACAACATCGCCCTACCCTTTGTAGGACGGCAACAATGCTTACTGCGTAATATTGGTTGAGGGACAATAGATGAATAATAAAGATAAGAAGAACCTGTTTGAGTTAATCAAGCATCTACCAACGGCGGACATAAACAACAACGACTTAAAAGAATTAGTGTTGCAGTTTATTGTTGAAGTTCCCCACGATGATCCCAATAGCAAGTTCGCTGCCAAGTCGCAATGCAAACTCTCAGCACTGAAACTACTATCCGATATAATCCGCAATGAAGACATGGGTAGTTATGAGGAGGAGTTGTTGGGTGTATTGGGTACAGGGGAAGAGGGAGATAAAGAATAGACATAGAGGGGGCTCAGTGGCTCTGTAAGACACCCTACCCCCTATCCCCATAGTAGACCATTGGAAAAGAAATAGAAGGCGCTAGGCTTAAATGCTTGGCGCCTTTTCTCGTATACCATATACACTACGCTACGCTATATGTATGGCAACGTAAAATAACATATATATGACCCCCAAAAAAAAGGCATATATATATAAAAAAGGTATTTACAAAGGGGGGAAATAGGATTATGGGCTACGAATTATTTCTCTGGCTATTTCCACCTCCATAATAGAAAGGCTGACAGAGCTTCGCTCTAATCGAACTTCTACCAAAAACTGATATTTAAATAGAACTCACCTAGGGGTATATACAAATGAAAGAAGAAGAACCAGACAAGAAACAAGAAGAATTAACACGTAAGGCTGCACAAGCCATTTTAGAAACAATGGGTAAAGATCCCGGTAGCTTACTTAAAGATGCTGAGATGATCACCATTACTATCCTAAAAGACTTACCTGATGAACTTAAACCTAAGAAGAAGGCTAAAGAGAAGGTTGAGGTCGAAGAGGAAGAGGAAGTTGAGGAAACTTCTTCAGAAAAGTCACCTAAGGAAAAGAAAGGTGATGATGTAGACGATAGACCCCCATGGCTTAAGAAGAAAGAAAAGGTTGAGGTTGAAGAAGAAGAGGAGGAAGATTAATGGCTAAAATTATGCCGCAGATTACAACATCTGCAACATCGACTGCTGACGTGCCGACACAGAAATTTGCTGGTGTTGATGCTGCTGATGCTAGCAAAATTGTTGTCGTAACTTCTGACCCCACTAGTGGTGATACATTTGATTATGCTGATCCTAGTGTAATTGCTGGAGGTCGTTGGCAAGACGGTGATACCGCAACTGACGTTGTTTTAGAGACTAGTACTGATAAAGTTGGTATCGGGACAAATAGTCCTGCTAAAAAACTTCATGTTCAGGAACCTAGTGGTGAGGCAGAAATTCGATTACAGTCTGGTGATTTCTCGTACTCCAGCATAGTCCATAAAGATACCGGCAACGAATTGATCATACAAAACGCAGCCACTGATGGTGTCATCATATTCCATGATGATACTGCTGAAAGGATGCGTATCACTAAAGATGGTGACGTTGGCATCGGATCAAATGCTCCTGCACAAAAACTGCACGTAGTTGGTAATACTGCGCTTGTTGGTAATGTTGGTGTCGGACTAGCTAGCCCAGCGACAAAGCTGCATGCTTATGGAGCATCTGGAGAGGTTGAACTTCGCATTCAGTCTGATACTTCTTACACCAGCATAGTGCAGAAAGACAACGCCGAGTTGATCATACAAAATGCATCCTCTGGTGGCGTTATAATATTCCATGACGATACGGCAGAAAGGATGCGCATTGATTCTGCAGGTGATGTAGGAATTGGTGTCTCAGATCCTGATACTAAGCTTGAAATACTTGATGCTGCTGCAACGCAACTTAAGCTTTCTTATGATGGTACTGATAACTGCACCCTAGGTGTCGATACTTATGGGATGTTGACAGTTACACCTTCTGGTGGGACGATTACAAATACTGCTGCCAATGGTGTCATCAATAGCGCTGCGCTCAGGACCAAGGGTGCACATACACATCCAGATACTTTCATCAAGAATACACACTTACCCGTCCATGGGTCAGGTATATCTAATAACTGGCTTTATGTTAGTGCCGGCAAATATAGCAATTCACAGTTGACCGCACCTTCATCAGGTGCAGATGCAATTAGGCTTATCAAATGGCAACCTGCTTCTGCATATTCAGATGGCAATACTTATCAGATTATTCTACCATCTTTGGATGCAACATGGTCAAGCTCATCCAACTATGTAAGTTATAAGATTGTCGTTCAACAAGATACTGCAATGGGCTCTTGGTCTTCTGCCGTTTACCTACAGTTGTCAGGCGAAGGTGGATCTGATACCATTAATGGTAGCGCTAGCGATTATACCTTTGATGCAATTAGTGGTACCAGTGTGTCAGCAAAAGACCGGACAATTGATGTGGCTGGTTACTACGATGGAAGCAAGACTATCTGGGAAGTTATTCGCGTTGCACAGTGGAGCTAATGGAGTTTGCCAAAGCAATCTAAGAAAGCTTTAGAAGAAGTCAAGAAGTGTCAAGGAGACTTTGCCTACTTCTGCAAGTATCTTAAGATTCTAGATAAGAGTGGCAACATTGTTCCCTTCAAGCCAAACTATGCACAAAAAGATTTCTATCAAACTTTAGAAAAAAATCCGTGGATATATACTTTGAAGGCAAGGCAGTTGGGCATGACAACTGCAATTGCTGCTCACCTCTTTTGGAAAGTACTTTTTACGCCCAACTTTAAGTGTGCTGTTCTGGCACATACTCAACAGGCATCAAAGAACATCTTTGAGATCTACCATAGATTTCATCAATACCTACCTAAGTTTCTTAAGTTCAAGTGTGATACTTCTAACGTTAATGAGTTAAAGTTCTTTCATGGCGGTGGCTTGAAAGTATCTTCAGCTACATCTTCTCACTTTAGAGGTTCAACATTTAATGCAATCCATGCATCAGAGCTTTGCTTCTATAATAATTTAAAAGAAACAATTGCATCAATCTTTCAGACTGTTGCTGATAACTCAGAGATCATTATTGAAACTACAGCCAATGGACTTAATGAAGGCTATAGGCTATGGATGGAAGATAATGGTTTTGGTAAACTGTTTATTCCATGGTATACAGATAAGACCTATGTCTCTGCTCCCTTACCTAACAAAGGGCTAGATGAGTTCGAACGTAAGTACAAAGCCAAGTATAACCTCACCAACAAACAAATGGGATGGGTTAGGAAGACTATCGATATTAGGTGTGGTTCTGATATCAATATCTTTCATCAAGAGTATCCTGCTTCTGCTGCACTAGCCTTTATTACAACTGGTACTAAGTTCTTTAATTGTTCTTTCCCTGAGGCTATTAAATTAGAAGAAGAGGGTCTAATAGAGTACTCTCCTCCTGTACAGTATCGTTCATACGCCATGGGAGTCGACTCTGCAAGTGGTTCACCAACTGGTGACTATTCTGCTGCAGTTGTTGTTGACATCACTGATAGACGAAAGATGTTTGTAGCTGCCACCTATTACAAGAGAGAACCCCTCTCAGAGTTCGCTTCAGCCTGTCTATTGTTAGCTAAGAGGTATGATGCCCTAGCCTGTATAGAGTCTAATAGTATTGGTATGTCCGTCATAGACAGATTCCAAATGGATAATTATGTACACCTTTATAGGAGAACACAGTTTGATAAGATCGGTAATCAGTGGGTGGAGAAGTTAGGATTTAATACATCACCACAGACAAGACCAATGATGTTGGCTAGATTACAAGAACATATTAATAAGAAGTGGTTAAGCCCCGTGTGTCAAAGAATCAAATACGAAATTAATTCTTTTGTATATAATCAGAATGGCAAACCCGAAGCAGCCTCTGGTCAACATGATGACCTTGTGTTTGCTACTGCCTTGGCTTTGATGAGTATCGATCAGGCAGACTCTTATACTATGGAAGTTGAACAGAAGAGTAAGCCACATACATTGGCTGGAATTCTAGAATGGGAAGCCAACACAGGAAAGCTTTATAAAGACAATCAGAGTTTCTTTGATGACGAACCTTTGTTTAAAAATCCAATGTCGACTGCACAGCAGTTAGACAAGAAGTTAGGAATTGTATGAGTGAAAAAGTAGACTGGAAAGCACTCAATGAAAAGGTTGCTAATATGAAACCTAGAAGGAAGGGTACCTCTCAACTTACCTTTAGAGAGATTGAAGAAATTAAAGAGAAAGTATGGTGGGAAGAGTACGATGTCCCTGGTGGTATAGTTAGATTGGCTAAAGAGTATAACTGCCCTAAGGGACTAGTCTCAAGATATAAAACATTAACCGCCCAAGGAAAGGGATGGAAAGGTTAATCGTAATATTTGAAAATTTTGTATATTTATTATGAAAAGTGTGGGGCATAACCCGTCGTGACAGGCACGTAAAACTGGAGGTAACAAATGCCACTTTTGGACAATACAGCGTTAGAAAGCCTAGGAGAAGTACTAGACCAAGACTTCGAACCCAAAGCTGATGATTCCTCGCTAGAATCGAAACAAGAGGAACAGGTAACACCTGAGCCTCAGACAGAAGAAGCTCCCTCGGAGGAGTCAACAGAAGTAGATGAATCTGGACATCCGATTCCATATGGCAGATTCAAGAGTGTAGTTGAGACTAGGAATACACTGCGGAGTGAGAACGATACTCTCAAAGCTCAATTACAAGAAATGGAGAGTCGATTTAAGAATATTAAGACTCCTGTTGCTGGGTCGGTTGAACCATCCCCTACGGAACAGACAGATTGGTTAGATGATTATCTTGCAAAAGATACTGTTCAATCTGGAGTATCCGAAGGTTATCGTGATGAGACTACTCAATACCAGCAATTAGATTCTAGGATTCAACAGTTTGAGATTAGAGAAGCTCAGAGTGAACTTCAACTTGAACTGCAATCAGCAAAGGCTAAATACCCTGCTGTTAATGATGACATTCTTCTTCATGCAGTCATTCAGGATCCCACTGTGGATGTAATGGATGTTGCAGAAAAGTATAATACTTATGTTGCCTCAATTGAGGAAAGAGCAATTGCTCGCCATCTAGAGGAGAACAAGCCTAAGGCTGCTCCTAGATTAAATGGTGTTTCTTCTGGGCATACCCCAGGCAGCAATGCTGCCAAAGGTAAGCCAAGAACTATGGCAGAAGCCCGTGCTGCTGCTTTAGAATTTTGGAAAACTAGCTAACATAAGGAGGATTTTATAATGCCAGCTACTTTAGATACGCTTGATTCTGTCCTAAAGGAATTTTATCTCGGACCAATTCAGGATCAATTAAATAACGAGGTACTCGCACTTGAACTCATGGAGAAGGCAAGTGTAGATTGGAGTGGGAAGAGGGTTATCATCCCTGTTCATACTTCTCGGAACTCCGGTGTAGGTTACCGGGCAGAGGGTGGTACGCTACCTACTGCTGGAAGTCAGGGCTTTGCTCAACTTCAGGTACAAGCCGAGTTCATGTATGGTCGGTTCGAAGTTTCTGGACCTGCCATCGCTGCTGCCAAGACTGGTGGCAAAAACTCATTCATCAGCTATGTTGATGCTGAGATGACCAAGCTCGTTTCGGATATCCGCAATGAGGCTAACCAAACCACTTTCTCAGGTGGTCGTGTTATTGGTTATCTAAATGAGAAGAAAGATAAGGGCAACAACGTCGACTGGGAGTTTAGTGGTGATATTGCTAAACTTAAGGCGATGTCTGATGAAGCACAGCCAGCAAACAACCTAAAGGTTTGTGTTCTTAATGGACGAGATCTACAACCATGTGATCCAGGGGATGTTAATGATTCAATTGCTGAAGTTGTGTCTGTTAATACAACTACCGGTCTTGTCGAACTTAATACGCTTGATACTACCGGTGTTCCTAATGGTGTTGCTTGTCCAGTCCTGCTTCGCTCGGCTGACCAGCATGTTGCAGTACTAGCACTTGCAACAGTTAATACAGCATTGGCTGGTGTATTTGGTCTTCTAGGTGCTGGAGGTACTAATGAGCCGCAAGGCATCTTTGCTAACCTCTCAGATCCTGTGATCTTTGGTAATGGTGCGGACGGCGCTCTTGCTGCAGCTAACACGGTAAGAGATGGTTCTGGTGAGCTAATCGGTAATGTGCATTCAGGTGATGATGGCGGCGATGACAATCGTGCTGCTCTTAGCCTAGGTGAACTGCAGAGACTGGTTGATCAGATCGATGTAGAGTCGGGTGAGGCTCCGGACATTTTCTTGGTGCATCCTGTCTTCCGACAGGCATATGCTGGGTTAATGGTTGCTACTAGTAATAACAACAACAACTTGGTTGTTGATACTACGTCCGCTGGAAAGGGAGATGCTGGGTTCAGTGCCTTCTCTTTCAACAACATTCCATTCAGGTCCTCTAGGCACGCTCCTAAAGGTATGGTCGTTGCTTTGCATACGCCCTCTTGGAAGCTCTGTGAGTTGGAGTCTGGCGGCTTCGCTGACCTAGATGGTGCTGTTCTCAGCCGAACTGCAAATGCAGATAAGTGGGAAGGGTTCTATCGCTGGTATTACAATCAGGTTTGTCTCCGACCGGGTGCTAATGGCATCTTGGTAGGTTTTGACTTCCCTGGTGCTGGCGATGGTGGTTGAGCCCTAGGTTAGGCTAAATTAGGCTTTAAGGGGCAGGATGGTTCACACCGAACTGTCTTGCCCCTTTTTTGTATTAAGGAAGATATGGACTTTATATTACCAATTTTTATGTTTTTAGGAATAGTTTTTGTAGTCCAAGTGAATATTATCACTTGGCTTTTTACTGAAAGGCTATACCATAAAGTTAAAGAAGAAAAGGCAGTTGAGAATAGAAGTCCAGTTTCAGGTTATGCCACAGTGTTTGCAATGGAGGATGACTAATGGCTTTTAAATTTGGTAAAGATGGGGGAGTCCC